GGTAATGAGTTCTATATAACTTTTAATGAGCAAACGATAGGACAATTAGCGCACGACTTTATTAAAAAAGGCTTTCAAAATAACAGCAGTGAAGAGCATGAAACAAAATTACAAGAAGTTAGTTTTGTTGAATCATGGCAAGTAGAAGATAGCCAAAAAGATAAATCTTCATTATACGGTAAGAATTACCCAAAAGGCACATGGGTAACAATGGCTAAAGTGTCACCTGAAATATACGAAAAAGCAACTAACGGAACTTTTAACGGTTTCTCAATTGATGCTTTATTGTCTTTACAAGAAATTAATTTAAAATCAGATAGTAAAATGAACGACGAAGCTAAAAAGTCTATTGTAGAGGAAGTTCTACAAGGCGTTAAGGCACTTTTCAACTCAAATAAAGAAGTTGAAGAAGTTAAAGAGGTTGAGAATATCGAAGTTCAACCAGAAGAAGTTGTTAAAGAGGTTGTAGAAGCAACGCCAGAAAACAACGATAGAGATTTTGACATCGAGGCATTTAAAGCCGACATTATGGAAGCTATGAAAACTGAAATGAAATCACAGTTTGAAGCAGATGCAAATGCTAAAAATGAACAAATCAAAGAACTTGAAGCTAAATTAGCTAATCAAGTAGAGGAAGAAAATGTTTCAATCTCTCCAGAGGTTAAACAAGAAGTAAAATTAAACGAACAAGTAAACTTTAAAAAAGAAGGAATTAAGCAAAGAGTATTTAAGAACCTTGCAGAAAACCTTTGGTAATAATTAAATTTTTAGAAAATGCCAACAACAGAAACAATTTCAAGTAATTATGCTGGAGAAGCGGCGCAAAGGTTTTTCAGCAACGTATTAAAAACACCTACTTCTATTAATGGTGGAGGTGTTTCATTATTAACAGGTGTAAGATTCAAGCAAAATTTACCTACTTTAAACCTTAGTGGTATTGTAGCAGATGCAACTTGTGATTTTACAGATGTAGGAACAGTAACACGTAATGAGCGTGTATTAGAGGTTGAAGGTGCAGAAGTTAACCTTAGATTATGTAAATCTAAATACAGAAGCACTTTTGATAATATGGGTTCTTCTTATTGGTCAGGATTAGATACTACTTTTGCACAAGCAATCACTGCTTTAGTAGGTGCTAATGTAGCAGAATCAAGAGAGAATGTAATATGGAAAGGTGTTAATGCAACAGCAGGCGAGTTTGATGGATTTGAAACAATTTTTACTAATGAGCCATTACAACCAGCAGGATATGAAATTGCAGGTACTACAATTACAAGTGCAAACGTTATTGCGCAATTACAGTTAATCGTTGACGCTGCGGATTCTGCATTATACTCACAAGAATCATTTGCAATTAGAGTACCAACTAACGTTTATAAAGCATACGTAGCGGCGCAATCTGCATTAGGTGCTTATGACGCTTGGCACGAAAGACGTGCAGATTTAAGTTTTCAAGGTGTGCCAATGATACACTGTTCAGGATTAAGTGACGATACTATGTTCGCTACTTATGCTGATAACTTATGGTATGGAATCGGTGAAGCAGGAGATGCTCAAAGAGTAGATGTTATAGATCAACAGCCATTAGATGGTTCTGATAACGTTAATATCGTTATGAAGTGGGCTGACGGTGTAGTATGTGCTAACCCAGCAGACGTTATTACTTACGGTATTACAAACGCAGGTAACTAAGATAAGATTCAATTAACTATATAAGGGTAGGCGGTCTTTTGTACTACCTACCCTTTTTTAAATTATAAAAATATGGCTTGTGTATTAACAACAGGAAGAACAGAACCTTGTAGAGATGCAGTAGGAGGATTGAAAGCAGTAAGATTTATTGACTTTCAAGAGGATGCTTTTACGATTTCAGCAGGTGAAGCAACTGCAATTGATGTTGGTGTTACAGCTTGTTATAAATATGAACTGTTAGATAACGGTAATACATTTAACGAAAGTGGCGGTGCGCCAGATGATAGCACAGGCACAAGCGTTATTACTCAAACAGGAACTATTAGATTAAAAAAACAAGGAACTGCAACAGCAAATGAAATTAATTTACTAAAGAAAGCAAGACCGATTGCTGTGTATGAATATAGAGATGGTTCGCATAGAATACAAGGTATTAGCGACGGTACAGTTATTTCTTTAGAAACAGAGAGCGGTGGAGCTAAAGGTGATTTTAACGGATATACTTTAACGTTAACATCAACCGAAGTAGATTTAGCACCTACGTTAGATAGTGCGACAGTAACAGCATTAATAGCATTAGAAGGCGCACAAATTAACCCTTAATTTTTGTTATTTTTTAGTGTTTAAAGGTATAGTTTTTATTAATTATACCTTTTTTTTATTACAAATCACTAATATTTACGTTTAACTAATATGAGAGTTATAGCAACAAGTGGAACAAGGTCGGTTAATATTATACCGAGATACGTACAAACTGTTAGTGTTGACTATCAAATAACACTATATAACGAAAACACAAGACAAAGCAACAGCTTAACAGCGTTTACTTATACATTAACAAGCTACACTAATAACAACGGTCAAATAGAATTGACTTTTACAGATAGTTATGCGGAGGGGGATAGTTTAAGTTATTATGTAACCGATACAACTAATAATAGAATAGCTTATAGAGGCAAACTATTTGTAACAGATCAAACACCACAAAATTATAGTATAAATGAGTAAAGAAAAAAATAGTAATATTCATTTAGTACAGTTATCAAACTACGTTAAACCTGAGATAAAAGAGGTTTACGGTCATAAATACGTATTAAACGGTAAAGATAATAGCTTTTTTCAATATGTATTAGATAGAATGTACGGAAGCCCAACTAATAACGCTATTATAAATGTTTACAGTAAATTGTATTATGGGCGTGGTATAGTTCAAAAAGGGCAAACAGATTTGTACGACGAACTAAATGAGGTAATGAGTAAAGATGCACAACGTAATACATTAGCAGACTGTAAAATGTTTGGTATGTTTGCAGTTAAGTTAGTGCGTAATGTAGGTGGTAGAGTAGGCAAAATAAAACATTTTCCTGTTAACAAACTAGGAATGGAAAAAGCCGATGATAAGGGCGTTATAAACAACGTTTATTACTCTTATGATTGGAGCAACAAACACAAGTATAAGCCCATAAAGTTACCTGTATTTATGGGTAAAATGACAGAAAAAGAAATGATACTTGTTTACAAACCATATCAAGCAGGTAATTTTTATTACAGTTACCCTAATTACATGGCTGGCTTGCAATATGCAGAAATAGAAGAAGAAATATCTAATTTTAGTATTAACCATATTAAAAACGGTTTATCTTTTGGTTATGTCATCAACTTTAACAACGGTGGTAATATAAATGAAGAAATGCGTGATGAAATAGAGCGCAGAATAAAAGACAAATTAACAGGTAGTAGTAACGCAGGGCAATTTGTACTAAGTTTTAATGATGGTAAAGAGGCAGAGGTAACAGTACACGCTTTAGACGTTAATGATGCTCATAATCAATGGGAATCGTTAAGAGATGATGCTAAGTATCAAATATTAACCACTCATGGCGTAACAAGTCCGTTATTATTTGGTATGTCAAGTGCAACAGGTTTTGGTAGTAATGCCGATGAATTAGATACCGCAAGTAAGTTGTTACAAGACTATCAGATAAGCCCGACACAAGAACAATTTTTAGACGCTTTAAAACCAGCTTTTGAATTAGCAGGATTAGAAACAGATTTAGAGTTTTTACCATTAAGAGAAACTTACGGTAAAGAAAAAGAAGAAGAAACTGTAGAAGATAATGTTGTAGATGATTTAGAAGAAGAGGTTAATCTAGCAGGGTTTAATCCAAACCAACCACGTGATAAAAATGGAATGTGGACAAATAAAAAAGGAAGTGGTGCAGTCAGTAAATCGCAACTAGATAAACTAAAAGAAGAGAATAAGCATACACTACCCAAAATAAGGTCTAATAAAGTTTTTAAAAATGATGTTGACAGATTAGATTATGGTGAAACAAGAGAATTAGATAAAATAATAGATGAAAACAAGGTAAATAGATTACCATTAGAACGGATTAACATTAGCGATATAATACCTACACAAAGAAATATAAATATAAATAATTTAGAGAGAGTTGGTAACGCTGCGTTAGACCAAGCGGATAGTGCTATTTTATTTAAAAAAAATGGAAAATACTATATAATTGATGGGCATCATAGAATATTAAGAGAAATTTTAAATGGTAAATTTTATGTTAATGTCAGGGTTTTTGATGCTTTAAATATCAATTTATCAGAACAATACGATACTAAAAACGTAGATTTAGAAGCCTTATTTGCAAAAGGTGAGGATATAGATAATGAAGAATGGGAGTTATTAGACGATCGTAAATGTGGTCAAATAACACTAAAAGAAGATATGCTTAACATGGTGTTTAAATTTGCATCTACACCATCAGGAGATAGTAGAAAACAAAGTGATCAAGACACTAGCCTATTTAAAATAAGATATAGGTATGCAGGTAATCCATTTCCTCAAAGAGAATTTTGCAAAAAAATAATGGCAAAAAATAAAGTTTACAGGGCAGAGGATTTAGAAAATGCAGGTGCTGTTAATCCAGGTTTTGGAAAAGGAGGGGCAGATACTTATAACATATTTTTATATAAAGGCGGTGTTAACTGTAGGCATTGGTGGCAACGTGTAATATATCTTAAAAAAGGCAATAAAAAAATTAGTGTTAATAAAGCTAAAAAAATGATATTAGACCTAGAGCCAGAAGATAGAAAAAATGCTAAATGGGAGGCAAACGACCCAAAAGTGGCGCAATCAGCATCAGCAAGTAATAACTATTGGAGAGCAAATTAATATGGCATTAGTAACATCACAACAAATAAAAACAAGAACTTCATTAGGTGGTAATGTTGATCCTGATAAGTTTATGCACTTAGTAGATGATGCGGAAGCATTAGTATTAGAACCTGTACTTGGTACTAAATTGTATGATAAAATAGTAAGCGATGTTGGTGATGCCTCAATAAGTGGTAATTATCTAACTATTTATAATGATTACATAGTCCCTATTTTATGTTATAGTGTATTTGCAGAGTATTTAAGAGATGGGTTAATTATAGCGCAAAATACAGGCATATTCGAAAACACTCCAGATGATAAAGGCGGTGCGGATATAGACAATGTAAAGTATGTTGAAAAAGCAAATAAAGCAAAAGCGGATGCTTACATTAGAAGGCTAGAAGATTATTTATGCGATGTAGATATAGACGAGTACGATAACGCACAAGATAACGATTATGATATAGACCCACGTAACGTCAGAACATTAAGCGGTTGGTATTTAAAACCAAGTTATAGTTCTGATAGTAAAATAGTATTACGTGGCGGTTCTTCGTCATCAATAATAAATAACGAAATGAAAAGTAAAACTTTTATCGCAACATCAGGGCAAACAGATTTTGTTTTTGCGAGTGCATCAGAAGCATTTAGCCCTGTATTAGTATTTGAAGAAAAAGGGCTAGTTTTAGGATGGACTTATAACCCTTTAAACTTAACTATAACGTTACCTAGTGCAGTATTAGTAGCAGGTACAACAATAACAGTTACAGGATAATGGATTATAAAATTAAAAACAGCCTTAAAGAAAAAATAGATTTAAGGTTAAAAAAAATAGATGCAAAAATTAAGGAAACACAAAATAAGAACGATGAAAAAAATAATTAGTATAGTATTTTTGTTTATAGGCATTTGGGCTTATTCTCAAACACCCACACCTTTTAGAAGTGGTATAGTATCGCAGTTAGCAAGTGACCCTGTAACAACTACAGAGGGCTGGTTATATTACAACACAACAGAAAACGTTTATAAATATTACAACGGTACAGAATGGGTTGATGTAGGTGCGGATAATAGTAATTTTGTAACATTAGATGGCACAAATATTTACACAGGCATAAACTCCTTTACAAATGGTTTAAGTGTATTAAACGGTATAACAATATCGTCAGGGGGCTTGTCAATTGGTGGTAATGTTAATGCTGGTTCATCAGTAGCAAATTTTTTAGGTGTTAGAGTGGATTTAGACCCTTACAGCGTTTCGTGGGCAACTGATGACAGTGTGCCAACAAAACAAGACATATACACTAAAATAGAAAGCCTTAATAATTTTGATGGTGATTATAATAGTTTATCTAATTTACCTTCAATACCAAGTAATTCAGATTATGTAGATTTAACAACAGGGCAAAGCATTTTTGGGAATAAAATATTTCAAAACACTTCGACTTTTCAAGATGGTTTATTATTTAAGCAAGATTTAATTTTTCAAGATTCAGGAAATGAAAGAACTTTAAACTTTGGAACTGGAATAACAAACTATACATTAAGCTTACCTAATAAACCATTTGGCACATATACAATTGCAACTTTATCAGATATAAGCGGTGGTTCTAGTAGTGATTTACAAGATGTGATTGATACAGGCAATCTTTATACTAATGGCACTGCGGATTGGGTTTGGGCAACTAATAACCTAACTATTGATGATTCTGATGAAGGATTTTCTGTAACTTATGGTGTTGATGGTGTTATATTTGCTGAAGATGGATTTACAAATGAATCACTATATAGCTCTATACAAGCTACTGGTTTTAGACTTGGTAATGGTAGTAATGTAGCAACTTTTAATGTATCTGGTATTAGTGCAAATGTTGGATTAAATTTACCTGCCACTTCTGGAACTTTAGCACTAACAAGCGATATACCAAGTAATGAAATTAGCACCGTAATAGTCACAGATTCTACATATACTTTTTTAGAAGCTGATTTATTAGATAGTAAACCTCATATTTTTACTAATGCTATTGCAGACACTATTGAAGTAACTATACCTGATGTTACAAAAGCAGATAGTAATTTAATTTTAGCATCTTTAAGAGCAACAAATGACATTCCTATAAAAATAATTCCTAGCGATAGTGCTAACCAGTATCAATATATAATAAAAAATAACGATGAATCGGTTAATATAGCGTCTTACATAGAGAATGAATGGTTTAGTTGGCGCAACGCAACATCAAGCACATACACGCCTCCAGTAGCAAGTGATGCTATTAGTGATGCAAGCCCTATATCTTATTACACGCCTGAGAGCATTGTTAGTAGTGGTGAAACAGACGGTAGTAATGTTACAGCATGGAATGATACAATAGGAAATAATAATTTAACGGTAAACAATGGTCAACCTACAGTCATTAATGATGGAGGTGTAAAAATGGTTCAATTTGACGGTGTTGATGATCAAATGCAAACTAGTTTAAATACAATATTTAATTTTATACCCCAAACAGATGAATTTACAATAATATTTAAAACAGGTAGTACATTAGTTGATGATGGCGGCA